CACAATGTCGTTTATTCCATTTGTTGCTGTTTTTGTCAGCCCATTAATTGCTACAGTTCCGGTTAAAACAGTCATATAAACATAACAACTACCTGCGGGAATAGTTGTTGTGCCTGCTGTTAAAATCCTCCAATCTGCTGTTAAGTTGGTCGTGGGCAACTCAACCGGAATCCTGTTATTAGAAAGATTCGGTAATTTAGCGTTTACTGCTTCAAGGGTTGTTTCTTTAGCCAAGCCAGAGACATCTGTAGACCCCCCTCCCCCTACGCCTTCACTCGATATAGCACGATAAACCTCCCAGTAGGGAAGTGTCTGTGCAGGGTGCTCCAGTGCTTCTATTTGCTCTCTAATTAAAGCAGCCGCATCCGCTTGTTGTGTACTAATATCAGGCATTTTTCATAAAAACAAGTATTTATAAATAATTTTAACCCCTCTTTTATTGATTGCATTTTCAATTTAAGAAATTCCCACAAGAAGCGGGTCAGAGTAGTTCACGAAATTATCAGAAAAATGGGTTTAAAACCCCGTCGTAGAACGACGGGGTTTTATTCTATTTTAGAGTATACTAAAGAAGTGCTCGTAAGCAACAAAAACAATGAAAGCCAGGTATCGGTACAGAATCTACCCAACAGACCAACAAAAGAGGCTGATGTCTCAATTGTTTGGTTGTTGTCGTGTAGTTTTTAACGATGCTTTAGCTTACTGTCAAGATCAACACCGTGCGGGTAATAAAAAACCTTCTAGCAGTGAACTCTCTAAAAGACTGACAGAACTCAAGAAAACCGAGGAAAAAGAATGGTTAACAGAAGTTTCCTCTGTTCCCTTGCAACAGTCTTTGAGAGATTTAGAGCAGGCTTATTCTAACTTTTTTAAATCCTGTAAAGTACAGAGAAAAGGCAAAAAAGTTAAACCTCCCAAATTCAAAAAACGTAAATCTAAGCAATCAGCTAGATTTACCGATAACAGTTTTAAACTCTATCCTAATTCTGATTACATTTGCCTAGCTAAAATAGGTGATGTAAAAGTAATTTGGAGCAGAAAATTACCCGCAGTTCCTTCTAGTGTTACCCTAATCAAAGATAGTGCTGATAGATATTTTGTTAGCTTTGTAGTTGAGTTTAATCCTCAACAATTACCCCAGAATGGACAAAGTGTTGGAATTGACTTGGGAATCACTGATTTTGCTACGTTAAGTAATGGTGAAAAAGTTAAATCACCTAAACCTTTAAAGAAACAATTAAAGCGTTTAAGAAAATTACAACGTAATTTATCAAGAAAACAGAAAGGTAGCAAGAGAAGGGAAGTTACCAGAAAGAAACTGGCTAAACTTCACGCCAAAATTTCTGATACCAGAAATGATTTTTTACATAAACTTTCAACCCAGATTATTCGTGAGAATCAAACAATAGTCTTGGAGGATTTGAATGTTTCAGGAATGGTTAAAAATAGGAAATTAGCCCGTGCTATTTCTGATTTAGGTTGGCGTAGTTTTAGAACTATGTTAGAAGCTAAGTCGGTCATGTACGGGCGGGATTTTCGAGTAATTGATAGATGGACTCCCACTTCTCAAATTTGCTCTTGCTGTGGTTTTCGCGGTGGCAAAAAAGAGTTAAATGTTAGAGAGTGGATTTGTCTTAATTGTGGAACTTCTCATGATCGAGATGTTAATGCTGCAATTAATATTAAAGTCGCCGGAGGACTTTCGGAGACTTTAAACGGACGTGGAGAGAAGGTCAGTCTTTCTGTAAAGAAAGCACATCTCGGCGAAGCGTCAACCCGTCCAGAATTTCAGCAGTTGTCAATCTTTGATTTGTTGAAATAGATGGAATCCCTGCCCGTTTTACGGCGGGGCGGATGTCAACCAAATACTAAAGCGTATTTTTTAGCTGAGTTTTCAATAAAGCTCAAAATGTCAGAATCCATCTCTAAAATCCCTTGGTGAGAGATGGATGTCACAGTGTTTGTATAATAATATGCGACTGTGATCAAATAACTCCCATTAGCAAAACCTGAAGCCCCACTGATGGCAGTTACAGAGTCAATTACAGGGCTATACAATCCCAATTCTGAAACAGGAACAGTAGTTGCCACTCCGCCAGATCCAGTTAAAGTAATAGTTTGAGTCGCTTCGCCTAACTGCACTGGAGTGGTAAACTTATTCCCTCCTATCCAGATCCATATATCTGTAGCATTGAAGTTCCCTTTTGAATTTCCTGCTATGACATCAAGATAGTCGGATCTGATATTTGTGGGATGCGTTAATTTAATCTGCAATTGTATTGAAGGGCTTAACGTTACATTCCCTGCCACAATTGCTTTTCCGCAACCGTTTAATGTCCCGACTTTAGCCCTTAATACTTGACCCGATCCTAGCTGCGAAACAACGAAACAAGTCCCATTCCCGTTAATAGCAACGATTTGATTGGCAGTGTTAGCAACCAGCCCAAAGACACCACGCTCTCCCACACCAATAAATGATCTGCCATTTACTATTCCCGATCCTGATAAGGCGATCGCACTTAAACCCGTATCAGGGACAATCCGACGCAGATCCAACCCCGCACTAATCAAATTACCAATGATTGCAGCCACACCCGAATAATAGCCAACACGCTCCCCGATTGATAGACTGACTTCTATCTGAGCATTCTCGGCTACTCTCCCCCCTAAACTTGCCACGTCAACCTGAATCTCCACAGCAACTAGATAGGCATATCCCGATAGCAAATCTTTTTCTAAAATTAATCCCGAATTGTTGTTGGTATAAGTAATTCTTTGATTAATTCCCGTCATCTCCCCACCTCCAGAGGCGGAGGTATCCAGAGATCCATCGGTCAATTTGACGTATCCTAAAAATGTCAAATTGACCGCACCCGCACCAAAAAACAGATCAGTTAAGTCTGTATCCCCCCACGATATCCCTACTGATATGGATCTCCCCGCAAAATAGGGAGATGTCGTTTCGTTTCTTAGCCAAAATTTGACGGGCTCGGAATAACTTCTGTCAACTGCATAATCGGGACGGATAATAATTTCTTTTTGCTCATCTGTGAACTCAGAAAGCAACCTATCACAGCCGTTTACCGAACGAGTTGATGTAACTAAGGTTTGGAATTCTTGGGGATAAACCCTCAGCCACTGACTGTCTTGCCATTCTCTAATTTCTCCCCATCCGTCAACGTAAACCCGCATCCCGTCAATTTTATTAACAGGGATTTGAGAGGTATTCGCTACGCTTTTTTGGGTAACGAAGTATTCATTTTTGTTAAGTGTTAGCGTCCCAGGTAAAGTATCTGAAGCTGAGTAAGTGGCTATAACATAAGCAGCTAAATAGGTATTTGTCGGGGAGAATGACAGCACATAGGAGACTGGATCATACCCCTCACAGTTACAGTTAGGCACAATTACAGTCACACCTTGACCCGTTGTTAAATTGATGGCGGTTGGAGGGGAATACAGGTTAAATCCTTGGCGGTTCCGCATCTGCCAATACAACGAACCCGAAACCGGAGTTGTTAAACTTCCCGAAATTACTGAGACAACCGGAGCAGGAATTTGAGAGGGAATACCAGCGTAAGTCAGCATATTTTATTGTTTACCCTTGTACTCATTTATCCTTGAATTACTTGCCATTTACCATTGTGTTTAAAGGCGATCGCATTCCCTGTAACCACACCTTTAGCTACAAAACTTTTACCCATCCCAGAGAATACAGATCCACTATTCCCCAGAGGGTAAGCCTTGCCAATTAACACTGATTTGTTAAGAGCGTTTAATCGACTTAAAGTCTGAGATGCGATTTGATTTACCGTCGCCATGCTACTGATTCCCTTAACGTTCTGGTTCGGTTTGTTGCTCTTACAGTTTTCCCTCCATATCTGCCCGTGATGGAACTTCCTGAAATATTCCAGGTTGGCTGTCCACTGCTTAATATTCTTAAAAGTTTGGCTGCTAATTCTCTTTCTTTTGGGGACGACATTTAATTCCTCCGACCGGGGACAGTTGAGGGTAAAACCCCTCCTAAAGTAATTATAGTGGCATTATTGTCTACCTTTGGATCTTCCCCTTGGTTATTGTCCGAACCTTCGTTAGATGGGACAGTATCTTCTATTGTTTCAATACGAATAGATCGACTGTCCGACAATCCTAGTGTCAACTTTGTGCCGTCCGTTTTACAGATTGGATCTAATCTGTAGGCATTCTGACTTCCATCATATTCAAGGGTATAAGAAGCCGACAAGACTCTAAATCTTCCCTGAAACCTGTTTCCACTAAAAGTGCAAAAATCCCCTCCTTCAATATTTGGGAAGTGCCAGCTAACTGTTCGGGTTTCTTGGGTGCTTTGAAGGGTGTTAATTGTAAGTTGAGTTTTGGCTGCTTTTTTTGCTTGCTCAAGGGTAGAAGCAGCCCCAAAACTTAGACTCTCTCCCCCCTCTGTTGCCCATTCAGGGATTGAATCAGAGTAGACAAAGTAGCGTTTTCCGACACCTTCTTTTGTCGTTACAACACTTTTTGTATAGGTTTTTTTGGGTTGCTGTTGCTCCCATGTTGTTTTCCTGTATTGAGCTTCCGGGGGTCTACCCTGAATCTCCCGATATCGAACATTCTCAACCCCATCAACAAACCCTGCTCCCGATGCGGTTAACTCCACTATTTTCTCGGTTGAATATTCGTCGTTCTTTTTAGTCCAAATTGATTGATAGTAACTTTCCTCTCCTGTAACAAGTGCTGGCAGAGGATCTTCGCTGGTTGAGTCGGGGTGAGCCATTGTTGCGATAGACGAGGCTTGGCGAGATTCTGTCCAAACCAGCATTGGCTCTACAAAATCCATGTCGGCAGTAATTAAACCCACTTTCAACCTTCGATTAAAGCCCTCTTTTGGGGGTGTAACCTTTGAGAACATCTTTCGCTGCATTTGCTCGTCCATTTCATCCCAAAAAACCCACTCAATGCTGTAAGGGACTGTATCCTGTTCATAGTCTGCGCGCATTGATTTGATGTAAAAGCTGGTTACATCTTGCCTGTTTATCTTTTTAAAGGTAACCACTGGAGCCCAAGGCCCTATGAGATTCCCGTTGTTATCTACCTCCATCTGACTTGTATCGGTATCCCCTCCCTGCTCCTCTTGTTGAAATCGGCTCAACTTCCATCCAGATGTGACAATACTTGTTAAATATTTAGCGTTTGAAACCTTAGATTGAAGTCCCTTCACTGAATCACCTCTTCCTAAATATTCTTCATAATCTGGATGCACAGTTAACTGATATTCTATTTCTTTTGTGTTCTGAGGTGTAGTAAGTGTGTAAGTCGGTGGTGAAATCGCCTGATAATAATAGCGAGTTTCCTGGTATTCGATTAGTTTCCAGTAATTTCCTGGGTTAGTAATCATTAATCCATAGGGCGTTTCAATAAAATCTTTTAAATAATAAGCAAATCCCCAGGTTTCAATAACTTCTCTGTCTGTTTGCCCGTCAATTGAGTAGGTTGTTCTCCTGACTTTCTTGGGGCCGGATTGGTCTAAGTTGCTATCTAAACTCCTTAAAATAGCTGTTCCTTTTGGTGGGTTTGTTACGTCTTGGTCGTATTCATATTCGGTTTTAAGTTCAGGTTCTTTTTCCTCGAATTCGGGAGGTGAATTTGGGTCAACTTGCTCTTTGTTACTTTCCCTTGGAGTCCATGTCAACGCGGCTCCATTGTAATAGGGTGCGACTCCTAACTGGTTAGATCCGTCCGCTATTTGTTCTCCCCAACTAAAACTATAAGAAGAGCCAGAATTGATATTCTTCAATGCGACAAACTGCCCATAATGGACGTAACAGCCCTCTACTAAGGCATATTCCTCCAATACATCATCCAGGGAAATCATAGAGTCTTCGCCAACTTCATCAATGAAGATGTCAAAACCCCCAGACAGATTAACACCCGCCTTGGATGCCAACCGACTCGCCGATAATGTCCCCGTGGCAATATTAACCAAAGGCTTGATTTTCACCGACCGTGAACAATAAACCTTCCACCATCCTTCTAGGTTGATTGAGACAGTATAAACATTTATTTTTTTGGTTCCTTTATATAAATATCCAGTTCTTTCGTAGCTATAACCGCCATCGGGAGCAACTCTAAATGGAATCCCGTCTATGGTGATTCTTGTATTCCTTGAAGGATTATAAACCTGCTCGTAACTGCTAATATCTTCTTCTGTAATCCCTTCATAGGTAATTGAGGCACTGGGATGATCTTGGAAGTTCTTTGTAACAGTTAATGATCCCAGTTTTATCGGAACTGGAAGGCTAGGGGGATTTTTGACAATATTACTTTTAAATAATGGACGGGAAACAATAGGCATAATATCAAGTGATTAATTTTAAAGATTGAATGGCATCATCCCAGAAAAACTGACCAGGTGTAAATTCTCCCTGTTGCTCAACAAACCGTCTACCCCTCCATTCTACATAATCAATAAATCCCAAGTTCTCCCCAATATTAAAGACATTGAGTTTACCAATTAGCTCCTGATGTGCGGTATATTGCCCTGTCATCTCCAAAGTTTCCCCTCCTCTAATCCGACAGCAGGAATTAGAGCAATCAATCACAACTCGCTCCCCTACTTGCCCAAAATTAAGAGGGACACCTCTATTTAAAACTTGAGATACAATCATTCCCAACGGAACAGATACTATCAACTCACACATTACCCTGGGGATAGGGGCGTTAAATTCTATGGTTAAATTAATACTATCAGGAACGGTATTAGTCGCAAAATAGACAGTAGTATTTTGTAAATAGAATCTTTGCCCAGTCAATCTATCTGGGTTTGTGGCTTGAATAAAATTGTTTATCCCGACCCGTAGAACAGCTAAAAAAGGCAGATTTATTTTATAAAGGGTAAAGACGGCATCAGGGGTTGTTAGCTCTGTTGGGGAAGGGTTAACGCCAGGGTATTTGTGAAATGTTTTAGTTTGAAATAAAGGAGCTAATGTCTGATTTCCTTGTGCAGACAAAATAGGAGCCGATAAATTAAATGGACTCAGGATTGTTGCGGGTAAGTTAGAATTAGAGAGCGTGAACATAAAAAATTAATTTAACTACTAATATTATCCCGTGAATTATCGCCAAGAATTAAAACAGACCATAGAATTGTTTGTCCCTCAAGTTGAACAAGCATTTCTCAAAGCATTCTTTCTAAAAGACCTCGATTTTGGGCGGGATTTAATGGTGGGGGAGCGGACGGGTGCGATAGATTGGTATACCTCTGACCTGGGATCTCTTGTAGGAAACGTGATGATTTCGATGGGTTGTAGCTCCCGATTAAATGCCGAGATAGAAAAAGCAACCGAGGCGATTTATGCCAGACACGGGATATTTTCCATCAACGAGGAGGTTGTTAGAGCCATAGAGCTTTCAACCGCCAAGGTACAGCTAAAAGGGGAAGTGAATGCTACAACAGTGCAACAAACTTCTTCTCGGCTCTGGGTAGCAATTTCCACGTTTCAAATTGACTGTTTTATTGGGTTGTGATCTATTTTTTCATCCAATCAGCCAGTCCTTCTCGGTAAGTTTTAGCAAACGCATAGCATACCGCATCGGCTAAGTTAGGCGATCGCCCGATAATACGCTTAATATCATCTTTTTTGGTAATCATTATTGTTTTCCCAGACTCCCACCACCGGAATGCACAGAGTTCTTCTTTTAATTGATCGTCGGGAGGTAAACAGATCGGGATTTGATTCTTGGGGTCTAATAAGTCTCGCAGATTCCAGTACCAATAAGTCCGCATATTAGCAAAAGTCAAGAGTCCGCTTTTGTCTTTCAAATACTCGCCGTTTCCATCCTTCGCGGCTTCACTTCCTTTCAAGGGAATAACGTGCATTTTCATCCCTCGACAGGTATCGTGAACCGCAGCGCCCACCCCAATTACGTCAATTTGTACCTTTACCCCAATGTTCGCCATACAGGAGGCAATCTGCTGCGCGACAATATTGCTGTCTGGGGTCTGGCTTCCATCAAATTCCCTGAGTCTATCAAGCCAGTTGTCCCATCGCAGAGCCAACACTGTCTTATCTATCCCACCCCGCGCCACATCCACACCAATATGGGACATTTTTAAGGTTTGAGGATAGTCAACCCATCGTTGCATCGCCAAAGTGACCCAATCCCCAGGAATAACTTGATAGGGGTCTGATTCTGGCTCGATGGTCATGTCGCCATAGAGAAGCTGCGATCGCAAAGGTTCAGGGAGAGATTGCAGCACCCCTCTATATCCTGAATCTTTCAGGAAAGGATTGTCGTCTAGTGTCGCTCGAATAAATGTGCGGGATCGGGGTTCTAAGTCTTCGTCTCCAATTCTGATCTTTTTAGGCTTGGGATAATAGAGTTTTCCCTCAACCTTTACAGGATCAAGAGAAGAAACCTCGTGGATTTCCTTGCCAATCGTGAGATAAAAGCTATCAACATCTACTTCTTGGTCTTTCCCGTTCACCCCCACAAACCAGCGTAACTCACCTGGTTCGGCAAGGTGTCTTCCTGTCTGAGATTCATATTTTGGATCAAGCCAGGGAGCCAGGTAGCCGATAATCCATCGCCCACTTACTTGACTGGGAGGATTAAACGTAAAGATTACTCGGCATTTTTGATGGGGATCGGGACTTCTGCACCAACCTGTTAAAAAGAGGAATTGCTCAAGGGAGAACTCTGTCACCTCGTCTACTGCCTTGAGATCGTGTTCAATCCCTCGCCAGTTTTCAATATCACTTTCATGTTGCGCCGCACCAAACTTTAGAGTTCTCCCTCCGGGTATTTTCCTCCATAGCTTTTCGTTACTATTGTAAGTAGCCCCACTCCCCCGTAATAATAGCCGTGATTTTTCAATAATATCTAGCAGCCGAGGATACTCTCGCCGGAAAACAATTGATTTCCGGTGTTGTGTCACCGCCATAATCTGAATGATTGCGGTTTTCCCCCCTCCAGCACTCCCCCCAAACCCAATAATGTCAGCATGGGAAGACAAAGCCATTCTTTGTGGTTCACTTTTGGGTTCCCAAGGGTTCCAGTTTGCAATACTCTGTCCAGTAAATCCTAATTTGTCTAATACAGAAGGGTAGCCACTATGTCTTTGTTTTGTCACCTATCTTCCCCGTATAACCAATTGTGATTTTAATTTTTATCCTTCCCTTTGAAGATGGTCTAGTTGCTCTATTTAGAACAATTCTTTCCATATTAAAACTCCGTAGGAACACTTACCCCAAAATTAATTAACCAGTTATATAACCTAGACCTATCCTTAACAAAATCATCGTCCAATGGTTCGTTTTCTAAGTTTTCATCCCCACCTGTTGTTTCCCCTTTGGCTAACTCCTCCGCCTGTTTTAGTCTATCATTTGCTTGTTTACATAGCTTTGCCAAATCATCTAAAGAGTAATGATTTTCAAGTCCTCCCACCTTAAATATTAAGATAGCATCCGCTATAATATCAAGGGCTAAATCTCCCGTTGTAATAAGCTCCTGGGGAAGTAATTTAGAGTCTGTCCCATCTTCGGGATACTTGTAACCCAATAATTGTTCTAGTAAACTCAATCCTGGGATTAGCTGCTCTCGATAGGTGATCGGCTCCGTTGCTATAAAAAAATGGTGGCGTGATTCTTGAGTTAATTGGTCAGGATCAAACTCAAAAAAATGAGCTATTTTTAAATAATGATAACGAAACCGAGGGAAAAGGTAATCATCCATTTTCTCTGGGTAAATGTGAAGCCCTGCAATGGACTTCTTTAAATCCAAAAGATATGCAGATAGTTTCCTAGACTCTCTAATAGCCACAGGGAAAACCAAGATAAAATTCCCAGTCTGATAATTTAATCGGAAGTGCAACATTAAAGCCACTCCTCCTGACTATCTTGCCAATTAACTAACTTGATTCTATTGCCAAACAATGGCTCGAATTCGCATTGTTTTAATTCCAAATATCGCCACCTTCGATTTAGGGATTCCCCTTCCTTGAAGACAAGATGGGCATCTAATTTTTCTATGGGTTCCTGTAGCTCTTGGGTCGCTTCACGGTAAATCACCTGCGTCCTAATTTTTACCGTTTGCCCAGAAAGATTGGGAGAAGCATAGATTTTCCCGCCTTCTTCAACCACGATTTGAGATTGACCTGTAATCCTATCTACTAATTCTACTGTTAGAGGCGATTTATTATCGGCATTTGGGAAGTAATAAGCGATCGCCTCGCTATCTGGTTTAGGGATTTTAATATCATATTTTGAAGCATTGCCAGAGAGGGATAATTGCCCACTATTCCCCGATAACCTCGCCTCTAAGAGCGTAAAGTCCAGAAATTCAGGGGTAACAGCCCATCGTTTTTTCCTGCGCAATGCTGCGACTAATGGATGACCAGCTAACTTTAACTCGATTTTATCTTCGTCAACCTTGACAGAAGAAGGCAACACCAAATCAGGAGGGGTGTACAACTCGCCTCCTGACTCCTTAACCCAAGCTCGGCAAACTTTACGCATTAACAGAAGCGGAGATCGCCTCCATGCTTGTAGGGTGATTTGCGAGGGTTTCAGTGCCTGTCCGTGAAACAGTAGGAGGGTTTCCCCCGTCATAAAAAACGGCTTGTGAAACCCCTGCAATATTCCGCCCACCAGAGGGGAGAATGAAGTACGTTTTTATCTCTCCTATTTTTCGCATTTTTGCGGTTCCCGATGCAGCAGTGGTTTGGGCGACAACAATATTACTAGGCGTGGTAGACCCACCTACATCGTAAGTAATTGTTACCCCAGGCAAGTCAGAAGTAAGGGTTAAAACATTGGTCGCTGCCGTTCCTGAAACCAAAGCAGATGCAGAAGGAACTCCATTAATCTCCTCTAAAAGTCTTGTTGCAATTGTGGTCGCAGTATCACCTGACCTTTGGGTATGGGAGACAATAGCCGAGTTACCCCCGGCAGTGATTCCTATTAGGTAGTCATCCCCTGTACTCCCTGCTGTGATGGTCATGGTATTCACTTGAGACACCGCGCCACCAAAATCTGCCCAGGCTTCTAACACATCTTTTACCACCCCCCCTTCAGTAATTTGTGTCCGTACCCTTTTAAAAGGGATTGTTACCGTCAGGTCGGGTTGGGATGCAGGATAACTAATTGAGCCAATTGAAGAAGTCATTTGTTTTGAGTAATAACTTATTAACAATATTATAATTATAATTATGCCTTAAACTCAAAGATAATTCCGCAAAAAAATACCAATAACTTTATATAAAAATGACCGCCCAATCATCCGAGACAACAAAAAAAGAAACCACCACAGAGATTGTGAATCGTTATAGAGAAGACTCTCGTGTCATGATGCAAGCGTTAGCGGAGAGTGCCGACGCAAGTTCGATGCGAAATCCTCTCCCTGTAACGGGAAGAATCCAGCCTTTCTCTCAACAGCAAGTAGAAAACTGTTTAGCAGACGCGATCTTAAAACGAATAGCGTGGAGCCTCCCATCTTCGTCAACTCAAAAGATGTGGCAGTTATCCTTGGGGGATGATTTTTCTAGTAAGACGGGTTCTAAATTAGTCCGAGATTATTATGCCTATCACGAAAGATTGAAAACCATATCACAATTTAGAAAAGCATTGCAGTTCTCTCGCTCTCATGGTGGGACAGTTATTATTCTCAAGATTAACGATGGAAGACATTATTCCGAACCTGTTGATGAAGGCAAGATTAAATCAATCTCTGGGTTAATCGTTCGTCACCGATGGCAAGTTGCTCCTTCGGTGAGAACGGCTGCTAGTATATTTGACCTTGATGACATTGAACATTATGAAATCCTAACAATTGACCAACAAATAAAACAAAAATTACTATTTAACGGAACAAATTCCAAGCAGGATGATCGCCTGATTCATCGGTCAAGAATCCTCCGGTTTAATGGGGCATTAATGCCTGATGATTGGATGATTTCCTATAACAATGGATGGGGATTGAGTGTCTTTGACGAGGTTTGGAAATATTATAAAAACTATACGAATGGACTCAATGCAGTAGGCGAATTAATTAAAACCCAATCAGTTCTACAGCATTCTTTTGAAGGACTGCGGGAACTGATGATGGCATCTGATGAAGAAAGTATCGCAGCTATTAAGCAAACCATGAAATCAATCCGACTAATGTTTGATCTATATGGCATGGTTCTCCACGACTCCCGTGAACAATTCAACTGGAATGCCCGCCCCGTCGTCGGGATGGATTCACTCGTGCAAGTACAGAAGGATGGGGTAACAGGAGCCTCTGGGATGCCTCACACGATAGTTTGGGGAGAAAGCCCTGGGGGTTTGGGGCGTGATGGCAAGGAGACCCAAATCAACTATGCTAACTCGGTGGCAGAGTACCAAGGAGAGAGCTTAGATCCTAGCGCAGCTATTCTTGATCGTTATATCTTCTTGGCTAAAGACGGCCCCACAAAAGGCAAAATCCCCGACAACTACCAGAGGCAGTACCCTTCTATCTTGAGGATGACCATCGAGGATCTCCGCTCTGGACGCTCATCTGATATTCAGGCATTGGCTTCAGGTATTCAAGCCGGATTCATCACGACAGATGAAGCTCGGACAGTGCCTTCTAACTCCGGTTGGTGGCCAGAGCTTAATCTTGATCAAAAAGCATGGGAAGAAGTCAAGAAGAAAGCAGAGGAACAAGCAAACTCCCTCGGTGGTTTTGATATGGGAGCATTAGGAGGCGAGGAATCAGCCCCACCAACTGAAGAACCTGTTCCTGCCGAAGAAGAACCTGTTGAAGAAGAACCTACAACTCAAATGGACAGTGCTGTTTACACCCCAATAAAGCGGGTTCTTAATTGGCGCGGGCTATCAATTGGGGTCACTCACGATAAAGGGGATCTTCGCTATAACAAAACGATGAAGGTAGGGTATGGGCATATTAGACGCAGCTATGGACACGCGGAGGACGCAAAAGCAATCGACGTTTATATCAAAAATCCAAACTCACCTAGTCTCTGGAAGGTTCGGCAACTCAACACAACAACAGGGGAGATTGACGAAACAAAGTATTTCTTGGGTTTTGATTCCCCCAAAGAAGTGCGCGATTGCTATTACTATCATGCCGGATTAGATCGTTTTGGAGGAGTGGAGAAGTGCGATCCTACGGAATTAAACCAATATCGCCAAGATGCAGAAGAATTGGAGGGAGTTAATGAAGTTTATCAAAATAAGATATTAACAGATGTAGCAAATAGAATCAATCAACAAACTCAATTAGATTAATTTTAAATTAATTGGTTTTTGAATGCAACTTAGTCAGCCCATTTTATTTCACTAGGGTTGGCTAAGTTGTCTAAACTGTTACATCAAATCTTTGTCAGTTCCTGATTTACGGGCTACGTAAATCTATGTATAGGTTAAGGTAGTTTGGCAACAATTGGCACTTCGGACAGTAAGGACACCCCAGACCCACTGCAACGGTCTGTCTCCCGCCTATTCACCAAGAAATCAATACAATAAAAAAGGTGTGATTTTCTTATATAGAAATTATTTTATAAAGTCCCGTTGATCTATAAGAATTTAACCTTAAAATTATAGTAATAACTTCTGATCAGAAGGGTTTTATCATGCCAATTCCTGTTAGTTTTTTCAAGATTACAAGAGCCGGAAAGGATTACGCCTTCAAGCCCGAAGACATCTCGTTTGGGGACGACGACACTCTTGAGGTTAAATTAAATCAAGGGGGAGATATAGCGGTCATCCCTCTTGTAAAAAAATCCGTGACATTAACAATTCAGGGTGCTGTTGACACTGATCTTGATACGTTTGAAACCGAGAGAACCCAAAATGTCCAAAACTTAATTGACAATCAGCCGGTTGGCGCAAACATGGCTTTTGCAAACTATATTATTTACAGTGCTTACTTGCGAAAAGTAACCCCCACTGCTCCCATTACCGTGTCAGGGAAGACCTTGTTTGACACGATTGAGTTAGAGTTCGCCAGCCGCGTTTACGTTTAAATTTATACTGCCTAAGCCAATCAAGGTTTAGGCAGTAATCCCTAAAATCTATGTATAAAAAGATGACACCAACAGAAACTTCAGTAAAATTAGCGATTGCACAAGTCTTGTCAATGCCTTCTGTTTTTAACGCACCTCTTTACGTCTTGGATTTTAACATTGACGAAAAAGGGACGGTATCAGGAAGGTTTAGAGATGCTGCTAGACCCCGTGTATTTAGCTATGAGATTGCAGACGATGGAATAACCTTTAGTCCCTTTGTCCCTGGAAGAATGGATAGCGGTGACTGGAAAGTAGAAGACTGGGAGAAGTTTTCAGATGGCTATTCGTTTAGGATTGACGCAGGGAGGCAAAAACGAACCGACAAGCCAAAATGTAATCCGGCTGTTTCTTTTTCTTGTGGAAAGGCTTGTGTTAGTTTAAAAAAGAAATGCAAAACAGATCCTCAAGATCCGACTTCTGTAGCCAAGAAAGAAAAATTAAAAGCTGTTATTAAAGAGGTTACAGTTACCGACAAGACGAGCAAAATTAAAGTCAGTAAGGATAAATCTAGTAAGCCCAAAGCCAATAAATTGATCGATGACCTAGAACCCTTAGAGCCATTAAACACCTCTCGGACACCCACTGAAACCGTGTTACCTGAGCTAATTTCTAACAATGTTGTTAAGGGTCTTGGTGGTAAAGTGGGCAGAGGAAAATATTCAGGCAGTGCGGGTGGGGACTATGAAGATACTGGCAAGATGATGAACTACCCACTAAAAAGCGTTGTAGCCACAAAGGATATGAAAGGGAAGGAAAAAGAAGTGGCAGACGCAGCAAAAATGTTGAAAGAATCCGAGAGAAATTGGCTCCCTGTTTATGTCAAAGAAGTTAGACCTTATGAGTATGAAGTTGTCGGAAATCATTTGACCCATGCAGCAGCAATAAAAGCAGGGTTTGAGAGGATTTGGACTATTCCGGTTGATTCAGATCCGGCTACTCTCAAACAGATTCAAATGTTAACAAACGGTAATTAATTCCTGTGTTTATTTTAC